TCACTTGGTTGGTTTGACAACTTCGCCAGCGCGGCGATACACCTGCTTGGTGATCTGTTGGCTTGTGTGGCCCAGCAGTTTGCTGGCGTCTTCCAGGCTCTCGATCTCGCTCGCCGCCTTTGGTCGTATGTCGCGAAACTGAAAATTGCGGATGCGCTTGGCGAGGTCGCGCTGGTGGCTTTCCTCTGCCTTGGTGGCAGCTGCCGCGCGCGCATCCTCGAAGCGATCCCGGATCATTTTCGGTGAAAGTGGCACGCCGGCTTCAGTACATAGCAGTTCGCCGCTCATCGGTCGCACCGCCTTTGCCATCAGCCGATCAACCAAGTTGCCAAGTTTGGTGCGCGTATCTCCGACAGACAGTCGGATGCGCAGCACGTGCTTGGTCTTGCCCTGGCGGACGTGGAGTTCATCGTTCCGGATCTGGCGTTCAGCCATGGCCAGGACGTCGGCGGGGCGCTGGCCTGTCAAGTAGGCCAAGTCCATGGCCTCCTGCAGCTCGGGTACGCCGATGGCGTATACCGCATCCCAGACGTCTTCCTCCGCGTAATAGTCGCGCGGCCTCTCTTTGTTTTTGCGCACCCCCTTACAAGGGTTTTCGGCGTTGGTGATGCCCCATTCGCGCGCCATGTTGAAAACATGGGATAGTAGGGCGATTTCGCGGTTGGCCCGCACCGGCGCGCTACGCGCATCGCGATACGAAGCGATAGCGGCCGGCTTGATCGCCTCGATGGGGGCTAGATCGAAAACAGGCCGCAGATGAGTGAAGCACAGCATATTCTCTCGCTGGGTACTGGCCGCCTTCTTCGGTAGGATGTCGCGGATGTAGCGGTCGAATATGGACGACATCATCGTCGCGTCGACCGGCACTGGCGAGCAGTCCAGTTCGGCCCACTTGCGCTTGGCCGCGTCGAGGTCGGTGCCGAGAGAAATCTCCTTGCGGTTGCCTTTCTCATCGCGGCCGTTGTACATGTACAGGATATAAGTCTTGCCGCCGGCACGCTTCCGCTTCCTCGCGATCATTCGTGGTGGTAGTTTGCTGCCACTTGTCTTGGGTCGCATCTTTACCTCACCTTGCTAATGTCCATGGCCCAGCCGGTGCCGGAGTTGCCGCCACTGATCAGCGAACTCGGGTTAATGCCGGCCATGCGCATCCGGGCGTACATACGCCCAATGATCGGCAGACCGGCCTTGTTGGTGTGGTACACCCAGCCGGCGCGGTTAAGCCACGCAACCTGGTCAGCGCGGCGTTGGCAACCGCTGATCTCGGCAACCTCATCCTCGCTCAACGTTTCACTCGCGAGGTGAAATTCAAAAAAAGCGCTCATAGCGTCTATGCCCTTTCTTGGAAATCGATCGGCGTCAGGTCATCAATGATCTTGCGCACTTCAGTCTGGTAAAAGGTGCTGGTCATCACGCTATCCTTGACCGTTAAGGTAATGCTGCGGACTATGTTCTTAGGTCCGAACTTTGTTTTGGCATTGGTACAGCAGCGAAGTAGCTTTTGTAGGCGCGCGGCGTCATCTTCCTTTTCAAAGAGCGCTGTAGTTTCGGGGTGCGATGGGTCGGCGCCGATGTAGATCGCCTCCGGTGCCTCAGGCCATTCTTTGCGCAGTGCGTCGAAATTCCCTTCGTTCCAAACACGAAGGAAATCTATCTCCGTTCCATCGGTAAGCTCCAGCGCGAAATGGATTGCTGCGACGGCGGCGTTCACAGTGCACCGCCTTCGGCTGCTTTACGGACCAAGTCAATCAAACCGGCCGGCAGCGATGAGTGGATGCTGATCGGCGTGCAGCCTGGCGACACTTCGTCCAGTACGGCGCGCAGTGCATCACGCATGGCCACGTTCTCCAAGAACAGGGCGTTGAATGCGTCCGGCATCCGTGTGCGCTCGCCGCGTGCGTGCAACATCATCGCGTAGTTGGCGACGTCGACGGGATCGCCCTTGGCGACCGCCTGGCGTAGCTCTAGCTGCAGCGTCGCAGCTGTGCAGCGCTCAGTATCATCCCAGCCGGCGTGGCCTTTCATTGCTGCTTGGTGCATGCGGGTGGCCATGGCCTCGGCGAATTTGGAGATTGCGATTGCGTCGATATGGGCCGAGCGAATGAAAGTGTCCATTGGTACGTTCATGCTGCTTCCTTCACGTTAATTGCTTTATTTACGGGGCTGGCTTTTTCGTTGAACGATTCCATGTCCAGTTCATCGCGGAGGAAGTCGTAGAAAGCTTCGATGCCGCCGTTCGCGATCTCGCCGGCTGCCGCTGCGTATACAGTTGGCGCGAGCTTAGCGTTTGGCTCCAGCACCATAAAGCGGCGGTCGCAGGCTTCGGGTTTCAACGGGTTGACATCGCCGCTGAGGAAAACGAAGTTCAGGCGATTCTTTTGCAGTCGGTCGCTTTCACCTTTCGAGCGGATCATCGTCGTGCTGTTGGTAAGCATGGCCTTCAACTTTGCGGGGCTGATCGAACTGGTTCTAAAGTCGTCAGCTACTGCAAACAGTTTCCCTAACATCCAAGAGTTGAATGGCGATCCAATATCATGAGCTTTAACTGCTCGCGGGCCGTACATCGGCGCAATAACTTGGTCGAAGAAAAGCGACTTGCCTGAGCCGGCCACGCCGCCAACGAGAAGCGAGGTCGCCATCTTGGTGCCTTCGTGCTGCAAAGGGTAGGCCAGCCAGCGGAGTACCCACAACGCGCGGTCGTGGTCGCCTTCGCACAGGTTCAGCAGAATGGCGTTGATGTTCGGCGTTGAGGTCGGTCCTAACGCTGGCTTCTGCGCAGCTGGTGCGAATGCATTCTTGATGGCAGAAGCGATACTGTGGATGAAGGTCTTGAGTGATTTTTTCATGATCAAATTCCTTTACATGGATTGCTTGGAACCAGTTGGAAACGGCCATGTGGCGGCTGGCGAGAGAGGTACGGACGCCGAGCGGGTCTTCTTCACCGTGATAACAGGGCCATCGACCGGCGTAGCTTCGGAGTGATCCTTCTGCTTGGTTTTGAGCTTGAGAGTCCCGCGTTCTGGTTTCGCCTCGCTTGCCTCTTCTTTTTTCGTCCAGCCATCGACGGTGTGGAAGTAGCCCAGTTTGTTGGCCGCTGCTTCGACGTTTCCCAGATGGTGGGGTGCGCGGTCGATGATGAATGCCGCAACTTCACCCAAGTGTTCGATGTTAGCCTCGATTACCTCCAAGACATCGGTCGGGTTGGTCAGCAATGTTGGGTCAATGCGTTCGATAGCGATCTCTGCAGCACTTGCGTCAATACCTTCGAGCTTCACCATGGAGAGGAATGCATCTTCCAGCTCGCTTGGTTCTTCATCGAGGTAGTGTGGGTGCACGCTGAGTGCGTCGCCCAAAATCGTGTCCAGAATAAGCATCTGCACTTCACTGGCGTCGGCTTGGTCGATGTATGCGCAGGCGCTGTCGTCACTGCGTTCAAATGAGTACAGATCGCCGATTAGGTCATCGGGCAGGCTGTATTCGTTGCAATGATCTCGAATGAGCAGCTTGGCGAGTTCGCGCATAATGTGCAGGGAGAACCCTGCGGCGACACGTGAACGCAGCTTCCGATAGAGCGCTGTTCGCTCTGCGGTGATTGTGGCAGCACGTTCCTTATTCGCGTCGCGCTGCTTTTGCGCCGCCAGTTCCTCATTTTGTTTTTTTTCTGCGGCAGCGGACAGTTTCGGGTCAGATGCCTCTTCCGCGACGCGGGCGGCACGGGCGCTTTCGGTTTCGCATGCACCGAACTCCTCAAGTGCGGCCTGAATGTCTGTACGGCGAAACACCTCATCGATGGTGCCGTCGCTATTTTTGCGGTACTTGACTGGTGCCGGCAGTTGATTTGGCGAGAGGTACTTGGATACAGTGCCAGCCATACCGGTCGAAGGCGCGACCCGTTCAAAAGTGCTGAGGTGTTGGGCTGCTGTCACGAAATCACAATCGCGGTTCCACGAGTGCGAAATCTCGGCCCGTGCTGCTTCGCCTTCCAGTATAGGCAGCCCCTTCTTGTTTGCGATAACGATGATGCGTTGGTAGTGTGCTGCTTTTTTCTCGGCGAAGCAATCTGGATCAGTGCACACGTCTGCACTCTTCGTGTCTGCGTAGACTTCCGGCTGATTGCCTGTGCGCTTAGGGCACTTCGTGCAATTGCCGGCCGCAGACAGCAGCTTCGCATCCTTGACGTCGAAAGGGGCGCTTTCCAGGGCCAAGGTATAGCGGCCAGAAATATGCGTCGCCGCCAGGCGTACCGACATCGGCTCCCCGTTGTATTGCGGCGCCATTATCTCGTCCAGAGCTTTGTCCTGCAGCTGCGGCGTCGGGATGCGAGCGATCAGCAATGCGGTCGATGCCGGGAAGCGTTTGATATCGTCCAGGAACAGTTCGCGCGCTTTAATCGACAGAGCGCACAGCTTCAGGCGACCATACACATAGGAGCGGCTTTGCTTGACCTTGGCTGCCAGTTGGTCGGCGTTATAGCCGTGCTTGAGCATCAGCTGCTCGAATCCGATTGCCTCTTCCAGCGGGTGTGGGTTTTCACGCTGGATGTTTTCCAGCAACTGGATCTCGGCCGCTTGCTTGTCGGTCAGAGTCTTCACGCTGGCCGGCACAGCTGGCAATCCAGCCATACACGCGGCGCGGAAGCGGCGTTCGCCGGCGACGATCTCAAAGATCTGCGGTGCGTCGGCGGTTGGAGTGACAGGGCGCATAAGGATCGGCTGCAGGATGCCAACCTCCGCGATGTTCTCCGAGAGCTGCTGCAGCGCTTCAAAATTAAAGCGTGTGCGGTTGGTGTAGGAGATGCGCACCAGGTGTGTGGGTATGTCGCGGTAGCCATCGAGCAGCAGCTCATCGACGATGAGGACCTGATCAGTTGGTGCCGGCGCTACCGGCGGGGGAAGTACGACAAGTTTAGACATATTAATCTCGAATTTTTCGGGGTGTAAGATATGGTTTTAACTACAAGGACAAAATATGTGGGAGGCCGGCAGCCGCATTCGTAGCGGGTTGGTATCGTTTTCCCTCGGGCCCGCACGCGCCGTGCTTATCCTTGCGGACATCGTGGCAGCGCGGTTTGACGTAGCCTGAAACAAGATCTATCTCGCGGACTTCGACTGCATTGCAGCGATCCCAATCTTTGTGGTGCGGCGGTTGGTGGTGTTTGCATTCCTTGCAAAACAACGGCGCTGTTTCTTTTTCGGGGGCGTTAGTACCTTCGGTTGAGAAGTCGATGTGTGTAGTTCCCTTTGAGTACATTTGCACGGCTGATACCAGCATGAGTACCGCGCGCCGCTCGTGGTGGCGCGTCATACCTTCGCCGCTAGCACCGGCTTCTTCGATCTCGATGCCCGCCGCGCTCTTTTGTGCGACGGTCATGTGCTTCAACATCTTCAAGATGATCGTCTCTGCATAGGTCAGCTCACGCACCAGTTGATCGTGAATGTTCATGATGTTTCCTTCCTTAGTCGCGGTCGTTAGCCGCATTGCGTTTGAAATCGGTGGATGGGGCAGGGCGGCGATGCTTGCGTGCGAAGGAATGCACGGCAATGCTCAGCGCGGGGTGACTGAGTGCGTCACTCAGCGGCCCGGCGATCTTGAGAGCGCGGTGCGCCGCTGCGAGGTCGATCTGCGACGCTGACATGACGGTGATGCCGAAGGGCTCGTCGCCTTGGCGCTCAGCTGCGGCGGCATAAGCTCCTTGCTTGGTGTGCGCGGTGACTGTGCAGACGTCTGTACTGGTGTGGGTGCGGATCTTCACCTCGAACTGGTGGAGCATGTGGCCGTGGATGGCCAGCGCGTTAATCAGGTCGTCGGCGGTGTCACCTTTTGCGCCGGCTATGCCCGCCAGGCGTAACAGGTCTTGCGCGTTCTGGGCTGCTTTGCTCAAGCGGTCGAAGCTGACCGATAAGGCGGTAGCGCACTCCTGCATGCTGGCGTCGATCAAGGTTTGCGGAGCGGGTGTGTTCATTTAGCCTCCTGTACTGAGGCTGCGGGGGCTTGTGCAGACGTCTGCACACGTTGAACGTGACGGTTGAGATTTCGCGCTGAGATGTACGCGTGGCCCTTTAGCCCTGCGAATGGGTCGGGGCGAACTTCCCGCACAGTGATGACAAAGCGACCGATTTGGATATCGCTTTTGGACTGCAACGACTTGGATGAGGCCATGCTTGCTCCTATCAAAATATTGATGCGGAGCGAAGTATAGATTTTCTATTCTCGGAAGTAAAGAAAAACTATACTTTGGTAAAGCTAACCTAAATTCTCACCAAATGTAACTGACTGTACAAGTTGACTCACTTCTTCCGCGAGACTCGCTGCAAGCCAATGGGCATCTGCCTTGATGGTTTCGTTCCATGCGTCGAAGTCTCCGCCGGTGAGTAAATGATTTAACGCCGACAACTGGGCTGCCTTCATTTCAAGATAGTCGCTACATACTTCGGCTGAGACGATTACTACCACCCCTGGACGGACTGATAACGATATTTCTCTGGATTTACTACCGGGGTGGTTATTGTCATTTTGCATTTAAAGTTTCCACAAAATAATTACTGGGATGGTCATTATAAGGAATGTAACTACACCGTGTAGCTATTCGTGACATTTCGCTTTCTCTACACTGCGAGACATGAGTAGAGACATCGCACCATTTGGATTGAGATTGCCTTCAGATTTGAAGGCGCTCATAGAAGGTTACGCACGCGCAAACAAGCGCTCAGTGAATTCTGAGATCGTGGGCCGGCTGGAGAATAGTGTGGAGGCTACGCAACGCCCATTGCATAGCTACTCTGATGGCGAGCTTATCCGTGAACTAATGGATCGTTACGAGCGCGGAATGATCTCGATACGAATTGGTCCGACGAAGGAAGAAGAATAGGGATGTAGCTGTGCAATGCAGCTATTAGCTTTTTAGAGGGCATGTGTCCAGCAGAGTCATGATCGTACTCTGGATATGCGGAGGCACATCGCGCTGGGAAAGAGCCGTGCTGATATGGTTGAGAAAAACTTCGTAACCTGGCGCGGCGACAATCTTTGGCTTTGCGGCCCCTTGGCCGTTGCCTCCATCAAATTGCTGTGCAATCGATGCCGGAAGAGGGTACGCCGTTATTTTTCCGATGGCGATGAGCTGGGACAGGCTGGGCTGATGCTTGCCGAGTTCCCAGTGTGAGATATTCCCCTTCGAGTTGCCACGCGATGTTCTAAGCTCCAAGGCCAATCTTGCGCCGAGCGCTTCGCCAGATAAGCCGGCGCTCTTCCGGGCGGTCCTGACCCAAGTAGCAATTTCGTCTTTAATTTCCATTCCCCCATCGTATAGGTTTTCTAAACCAATTTGGGATAGAAAAACTTGACTTGAAAGTATAGAAAAACTAGACTTCGGGTCTGTCTTATTTCCTATCAACATTATGAACTCCTCACCACTAGACAAGGTTGCTGCCCACATCGGCTCCTATGCGGAATTGGCGTTGCAATTAGGCGTGACGAAAGGCGCGGTCGGCCAATGGAAATTGCCGGGCCGTCGTGTCCCCGCAGAGCATTGCCCGACCATAGAGAAGCTGGTCGACGGCATTGTGAGATGCGAGGAGCTACGGCCGGACGTTGACTGGGCCTACTTGCGCGGCACGCGCATAACTGCGGCCCAGCATTAGCAAGACCAAGTGTAGTCATAACCAATATATTTTTCATCATTCTTTTTGAGAGGTTCTGCATGAGCGTTTCGGATGCACTTCATAAAACCGTTCACGGTGCGCCTGGTGGGCACGCCGCGCTGGCCGTGCGCCTCGGTATGTCGCCAGTGATCCTCCGCAACAAGGCCAACCCAAATTCGAGCAGCAACAAGGCTACGCTTGAAGATGTAGACCGCATCATCGGTCTGACTGGTGACGCTAGCATTCTCCATGCCCTCGCCGCCAACCACGGCTTTGTGTGCGTGGCGATTGAAGGGGCGGGGACTGCGTGCGAGACTGCGGCTTTGGAGGCAGTTACTAAGGTTTGGATGTGCAATGGCGACGTCGGTGCTGCAGTTCATCAGGCGCTCGAAGACGGCATCATCGAGAAGCATGAAGTTGTTGCGATCAAGGCGGCGGTCTATCGTCTAGAGCAGGCGGCGCACCAGATGGTGGCGCGCCTGGAGCATATGGCCGCACAAGATGCACGCGAGGTTCGTAATGTCTAACTTCGACCTTCCGCGCCGCGGCAGCTCGCCGTATCTGGCCCTCAACGCTCTCAACAACATGGGGGGCGAGGCCACCGTACAAGCCATCATGAAGGTTCGTAACTGGCAGGGCCGTGAAAAGCCGTTTCAAGACGAAGTGATCTCGCGCCTGACCCGCTGCCTGCTGGTCGACGTTTTGGGCGACATGTGCGTGATCACCAACGCCGGCCGCAAATACCTGGGCGTTAAAGTCGAGGAGGCTGGCGGGTTCGTTGGCGAGCCTGCTGGCCCACGCTACATGCCGGCCAAGACCGAGCTGAACCGCAGCAAGCACTTTCCCCCGCGCCCCCTGCGCCCTGGCGCCGACGAATATCGCTCCATTCCATCGGTGATGGCTGGCCAGCGTGTCGCGTTTCGCTAGGAGTCACTGCTTCTGATGTCTGATTTCAACGCAATTCCACAGGAGCTTCGCGACCGTCCACAGTGGCTGGTTTGGCGATTTGAGCCGAACCCGAAGGGGGCTGACAAGAAGCCGTTAAAGGTTCCGTACTACGCGAATGGTTCCAAGCGCTTTGGTACACAAGGAGACGATAAGGATCGCAAACGCCTCGTCACGATGGATAAGGCAGTAGCGCAGCTTACGCGCGCGAACAGCCCATACACTGGTATCGGCTTTGCCTTCCTGCCCGGTGATGGTTTGATCGGCGTCGACATCGATAAGTGCATCGATTCGGAAACGGGGGAGGTGAAGGAGATCGCGCTCAACGCCATCGCCGGCTGCAACTCTTACACCGAGTATTCGCCGTCCGGAACTGGCGTCCACATCATCTGTTCTGGTGAGACGGAAACCTTCAAGTCCAACAAGATTGGCTTGGAGGTATTCGCCGGACGCCAGTATTTCACCTTCACCGGCCGTCAATACGCAAACAGCCCTGCGACGATCAATCCGATGACGGAGATCGAGCTGGATCGCCTGCGCACCATCGTTAAGTCGAATGGCCCAGGCTCGATCAAACCTGGCTCCCCCCCGCCCCCTGGCGCGGTGAGCGAGCGCGCGCGGCTGGAACAGGCGCTGTCGTTCATCCAGTCTGACGAACACGACATCTGGATCAAGGTCGGTATGGGCCTGTTCCACGCGCTGGGTGATGCCGGCTTTGGCTTGTGGGATTACTGGTCTTCCAAGGCGGCGAACTACGGTGGTACGGATGAATGCAAGCGCCGCTGGACATCGTTCCAACGTGGCGTTCGTGTCACCGAGGCGACCATCTACAAACTGGGTATGGACGGCGGCTGGAAACCTCCACGGTCTATACTGCCAGCCCCTATCAAGCCAAACTCCCCCCCGCCCCCTCGCGATAGCGGTACTGATTCGTCTATGCCTCCCCCTGGCGCGCCCCCCTCCCCCCCGGAGGGGAAGGGGCGGCGGTATCCAGCGCTGAGCAAGCTCAGCGAGGGGGGAGAAAGAATTCGAGCGGGGGCGGAGGCCCCCGTACCGGAAGTAGCAGCCGATGCGCAGGCGGCCGATTTCAATGCTGCCGTGCAGGCCATGACGGTACAAGACGTGTCAGGGCTGGACGATGTTCCCTATGGCGAGAGCGCTCCGCTGTTCGCCGGGGGGGAGGGGGAGCGTCCGGCGAAGGAGAAGCCGAAGAAGGTCTACGATGAAGAACATTGGGCTCAAGTTGAGCGGGTGCTGAAGAACTTCGTCCTGATCTACGGCGAAGATTTGGTATGGGATCGTAGCCAGCGCATGCTGATGAAGTTGTCCGCTATGCGCACCATCGTCCAGAACTCCGACGTGATGAAGTTCTGGTGCGCGCCGAAGCGCGACTGGGTGAGGAAGAAGAACATTGTGTTCGATCCGACGGAAACGCCCAGTCCGGAGAAGAGCGGGCCTAACGCCACGATTAACCTGTTCAGCGGCTGGAAGATGAAGCCTAAGCAGGGGACCTGTTTGAAGATTCAAACGCTGCTGATGCACCTTGTCGACGGCAATCAGGAAATGTATGACTGGATCACCAGGTGGCTGGCCTATCCACTGCGCAATCGTGGTGCGAAAATGGAGACCTCGATCATCATGCACGGTGACGAAGGATCGGGTAAGAACTTCTTCTTTGAGAAGGTGGTCAAGGCGATCTACGGCGAGTACGGATATGTGATCGGCAATGCACAGTTGGAAGCGAACTTCAACGACTGGGCCAGTATGAAGCTATTCATGGTGGCTGACGAGGTGGTGACGCGCGCTGAGTTGAGGCAGATGAAGGGAAAGCTCAAGTACCTGATCTCGGGCGACTCGATCATTATCAATCCCAAGGGCCTGCCGGAACACAGCGAGCGTAATCAGATGAACTTCGTGTTCCTCTCGAACGAACTGGTGCCGCTGGCCTTGGATAAGACAGACCGGCGTTACCTGGTCATCTGGACGCCGCCGGCCCTTGGGCGAGATTTCTATGTCGAAGTAGCGCAGGAAATTAAGGATGGGGGAGTCGAGGCCTTCTTCTACTATCTGATGCATGAAGTGGACATGGGGGACTTCAATGAACACACGAAGCCGCTCTACAACGATGCGAAAGATCGCCTGATCGAGAAGAGCATGGAGCCGGCTGAGCGCTTCTACCGCGAGTGGTCGACTGGACTGCTGCCGCTTCCATTCCACACTGTGGGTGTGCAGCAGCTGTACGACGCTTTCCAGATATGGTGCGGGCGATCCGGTGAGTCGAAGTACACGAAGATGGTGACATTCAGCCCCCAGATCGAGCGGCATGCCGGCGAGGCGCTGCGGAAGCATGCGGTCAAGTATGAGTACGGCCATGTGGTGAAGCAGCGCACAGTATTCCTGGTTGGTGCACAGCCCGAAGGTAAGTCAACTATACGGGATTGGGCCGAAGACGCTTGTGCGTCTTTTGAACAAGCCTTTCAGAAGTATCGAAGACGCGAATATAGCGGTGATGTTGAGGGTTAACCTTCCACATCATGGATAACCCTCCACATCGCAAACCCGCATGAATACTAGGTTTGTTGGCGATGTTGACGGTATTGACGGTTTTTTTAAAGTCCACGCGCACGTAGGCCGGATGGCAAGACAGAACAAGCAGCAACAGCGGAGATATTTTTTTTTGTAATTCAGATTTAACTATCAACACTGTCAACACAGTCAACAAAGCTAGGAAAAATCAGGCTCTCCGGTGTGGAGGGTGATGTTGATGGTGTTGAGGGTATACAAAATATGGGCAAAACTGGGAAAGGTTGGTTATGGTGGCGATAGCAGTGGTTGACTCAGTGTTAGAGGTCGATGGGGTAGTGATGGTCGAGGTGGCGAAACCGTTCACGCCGTGCGTTCGGGCTGGCCGTCCTGTAATGGGGGCGTCGCCAGCGCAAAGGGAGTTTGCGGCGCGCATGGAGAATTGGCGGCGTGTGGTCAACGGGCCTGGTGGCGGTGGTGCCTCTGCGGCGGTATGCGCCGCTTGGGCGAAATGGTATGTCGCCCTGCGCACGTCTGAAGCGCCGCCGCACGTTGATCTGCTGGACGAGAAGTTGGGGCCTGTTCAGCCAATGGTATCGCCCGATATTTTGGATGCATGGCTGATCGAAGAAGCTTGGCGCAAGCTGGGCGACTTCAACGACCGCATGGCGGTGAAGTGCCGCTATGTGTTTGGCTTTGATGAGGCTCGGACCCGTACAAAACTGCGCGGCATTCGCGGTCCACATGTGCGCCTGGTGATCGCGCGTGCAGAAAATAATTTGCAAACCATCTTGAAAAAACTTGACGACCGAAATACCATTCGCTCTACAACTTGCCCGCCGGTGTGTTCCGTGCCTACTGTCGATACGACGCTTCCTGATTGGAGGCGTAGTCGCGTCAGTAAAGCTTGATACCAAAGCCCAGCCTTAGCCGCTGGGCTTTTTTGTTTCCGGCGCCAGCAGCGTACATACGTGTGCACTACCAGTTTCTCCACAACGAAAGAAGGTGATCCTATCTGACCCGCAACCATAAGCGGTGTCTAAAGTAGCCGTTTCGTTTTGCCCGCCGCGTGCGGGCTTTTTTATTTGCAGTAGGTGCGAGTCGCTAGAGCGCTCCCAGTGGCGACGGGAAAACAACGGGCGCAGTCACAGACGTAAGCAATGGCGCAGCGGGTCCGGCCACGGTTCGCCGTGGTTCCGTCTGCGCGCGGGCGGTGACAACTATACGAAAGGAATCCTGATGTGTGACGATCTCAAAGCGCAGGTTGCGCGCCTACACCTGCGGCCTGGCGACACCCTAGTCATTAGCACTGAACGGGTGCTGAATAGAGAGCAGCGCGACCGGATGCGTGAAGTCTTGGGCACCGTGCTTCACGGCGTGCCAGTCCTAGTAGCTGATGGCGGCGTGCGGCTTTCGGTCATTGGCCGCGCCTGGTTGGGTGACCGCCCTGATATCGATAAGGTCCAGCAAGCGCATGAGGCCACGCCAATAAAGGCGACATCATCGTGGACGTTCGATGGCTGGATGGCAGAACGCATCGCCAAGGCGCATGCCGAGCTGATGGCTGGCCCTGCCTATCGCGGCCCTGGCTGTCGTGCCGGTTAGCGCGCCACGCCCTTGCACGTTCAAGGGCTGTCGCAAGTTGGTACGCGATGGCTCTGGCCGCTGTCCTGACCATCCACGCGAGGCGTGGGTGCGCAGCGCGCCAGTCAAGCGCATCACTGGGCGGCGACTGCAAGCGATGCGGGCCGCGCTCTTCGCACGCGAGCCGCTGTGTCAGGAGTGCTTGAAGCATGACCGCGCTGTCCCGGCCACCGAGCGTGACCACATCATTCCTTTGGCTGAAGGTGGCGCGGACGACGAGACCAACGAGCAGGCCCTTTGTGAGGAATGCCACGAGGCGAAAAGCAAGGTCGAGCGTGCGCGCGGCGTCCGAAAATATCATCGGGGTAAGGGGTAGGGCGGGTCAAAAGTCAAACTGACGCCACACGGAAACCGGCTCCCTAACCGGGAATTTATGGGAAACGAAAACTACCCCCTGGGGGTTAACGCTCAACCGGAGATCGTCACGGCGGTGCTTCGTCGCGCCGATCACTAACGGAAAAATCTATGAACCCAAACCCAAACCTCAATATCGCCGTCGCGCTACCTGCGGTCGGTGGCGGCGAAGTGCGTGGCGGCCGAGGTTCGGAACTGGGTTCGCCAGCGCCGCCGCCGGCAATCGAATTGAATGACGAAGAGCAGCAGGTCTTCGAGTACCTGTGTGATTCGCTGCGCGTTGCCGGTGTCGAGCATCTCACCGCCGGCATGCCGCTGGCGGTGATCACGCGGACCTTCATCGACTGGATCAAGGCGTCGAAGGAGTGCGAGGAAAAGGGCCGGTCCCAAACCTCGAAGACGGGATGGTCGACGCCGACGCCGTGGGCCGACGATGAGAAGCGGCTGAAAATGGAGTTGGGCCAATGGTTGCCGAAAGCATGTTTGACGATCCCATCGCTGGCGCGAGTGCGGAAGGACACCGGCCCAAGCGGCCAGCAAGACGATCTGTTCAGCGATCTCGTAAACCACGGTATCACCTCACCCGGAAGAAAGTAACCGGCCTGACGCCGGCACTGCTGAACGAGTGGGACGAACAGTACGGCCTGCCGGTGCTGCGCGGCGAGATCGTTACCGGCCGCTACGTGTACCTGGCCGTGCAGCGTCACTACGTCGACCTCCAGCAAGGCGCGAAGCGCGGCCTGGTGTTCAGTCCGGAGCATGCCTGGCACATCATCAGCTACATCGAGAAGTTCTTCGTGCACATCAAGGGCGCGCTGGCTGGCCAGCCGATTCTGTTGGACCCGTGGCAGAAGTTCTGGACGGCCGTGCTGTATGGCTGGCGCCGCCAGTCCGATGGCGGCCGGCGCTTCAACCGTGGCTACGAGGAGGTGGCGCGGAAGAACGGCAAGAGCACCTGGAAGGGGCCGCAGGGCTCCTACCTGTTCTCGATGGATGGCGAGATCGGCGCCGAGGTGTACGCGGTGGCCACCACGCGCGCGCAGGCGATGACGGTGTTCAAGCCAGCGTTCGACAACATCAAGCGCTGGGTGCGGCGCTCGCCAGGCGTTGCGCGGTCGTTCAAGGTGTTCAATGGCCTTAACCAGGAGAAGGTCGAGCTGGACAATTCGGTGTTCGCGCCGCTGCCGGCCAACGCCGAGAACCTGGACGGCTTGAACCCGTCGGCCATTCTGTTCGATGAGCTGCACGCGCAGAAGCATCGTGACGTGTGGGACGTGATGGAGTCTGCGCTCGGCGCGCGGAAGCAGCCGCTGCTGTCCGCCATCACGACGGCAGGCTTCATCCTCGACGGGATCTGCACGGAGGTGCGCACCTACCTGATCTCGGTGCTGGAAGGAAAGCGGGTTGACGATGCGGTGTTCGGCTACGTCTACACGCTGGACCCGGATGATGATCCGTTCGAGGAGAAGAACTGGCTTAAGGCCAATCCGGGCCTTGGCAAGTCGAAGACGTATGAATACATGCGCGGTATGGCGCGAAAGGCGGCCGCACTGCCGGGCGCCAAGGCGAACTTCCTGACCAAGGATCTGAATATCTTCTGCAACAGCGCCGATGGCTGGTTCGATATCTCCGTGTGGGATAAGGGCAAGCGGAAGTTCCACCCCGACATGCTGAAGGGGCGCCGCTGCTTCGGCGGTCTGGATCTCGCTTCGACGCGTGACCTCACCGCCTACTCGCTGGTCTTCCCGCCGGAGAGCGAAGGCGAGGAATGGTACGTGCTGGTGTGGTTCTGGTGCCCACAGGTCAAGATCGATACGCAGGAAAAGGATGACGCGGCTCCGTACAAGGCTTGGGCGGAGGCGGGCTGGATTACTGGTACTGAGGGCAACGTCACTGACTATGCCCCTGTCCGCGAACGCATCCTCCAGTCGCTGAAGGATTACGACGTGTGCGAGATCGGCTTTGATCGCTGGAACGCGCAACAACTGTCGAACGAGTTAATTGAGGCCGGCGTACCGCTGGTGGAGGTGCCGCAGAACACCGGCGGCATGTATCCGGGCAGTAAGAAGCTGGAAGAGCTGGTGTATGGCTTGCTCTTCACCCATGGTGGCAATCCGGTGCTGCGCTGGTGCGCCGGCAACACCACACTGCTGTTCGATACAAACGGAAACTACCGTCCAGACAAAAAGAAGTCGAATGCGAACGGTCGCATCGACGGCATCGTCGCGACGGTGATGGCCCTGAGCCGCTACATGTCGTATGAGGAAGAAGGGAATATTGATGAATACATTAACGCACCGATCAGCACATGAGTACGCTTAAGACTTTCGGCCGCTGGATCGGCTCACGTCTGCGCGGCTTGGGTGGTGCCACCGCGGAGAAGCCTGGTGCGCAAGTGCAGACGCCCGGACAAAATCTGGTTCCGAACTCATCGAACATCGGCACTGATGGCGCGTTGCAGATCTCCGCGGTGTGGGCCTGCATTGATCGCCGCGCGACCACCATCGCGAGCCTTCCGCTTTTCGCTTATGACATCAAGGATGGCGACGAGATCCTGGCGCCGACGAGTCGGCTGTATCAGCTGATGCACGACTCACCGAACAGCCGGATGACGCCGTTCGAGTTCTGGCGCGCCATGATGATGTTCTACGATCTGCGCGGCCGGGCCTACGCGCGCATTGACCGCGACGCCAATGGCGAAGCTATCGCACTCTGGCCCATGCCGGCTGACCAGGTGGAAAGCAAGGTTCTTCCTGACGGAAGCATGACCTATATCTACCGTTTCGGGAACGATGTTGTCGTGCTGGCGGAAGCGAATGTGCTTCACCTGAAGAACCTTGGCAACGGCACGGAGGGGCTGTCCAAGCTGGAGTTCATGCGCGCCAGCACCGATGAGGCAGCCAAGGCGCAAGCGGCTGCCAGTGAGCTGTTTGCATCTGGTGGCAAGCCTACCGGCGTGCTGATGGTGGACAAGCTACTGAGTTCGGAACAGCGTGCGGCCGTTAAGCGCAACTTCGCCGAAATGACAGAGGGCACTACGGCTCGCTTGCACGTACTTGAAGCGAACATGAAGTATGAACCGTTGCAGCTGACGCCGGAGCAGTTACAGCTACTGGCGACGCGGAACTACAGCGTTGAAGAAATTTGCCGGTGGTTCGATGTTCCGCCGGTTCTGGTGCATCACGCGAACGTCACCGCCTGGGGGACGGGCATCGAGCAGATTGTTCAAGGCTTCTACACGACAGCCATACGGCCGATGGTAGTGAACCTGGAGCAGGCGCTGCGAAAGCGTGTGATGTCCCCCCGTCAACGCGCAACGATGAAGGTGGAGTTCGATATGGATGCCTTACTGCGTGCGTCGCCAGTGCAGCGCGCCGAGATCAATGCGAAGAACGTGCAGAACGGCCTGAACTCGCGCGCAGAAATTCGCCGTGCAGACGGCTGGCGTTTTGTTCCTGGTACGGAAGTGTTCACGGTCCAATCGAATCTTATTCCGATTCACATGCTGGGCAAGGTGCCTCCGGCGCGCGGCGGTAGTGGTAATGATATAGCTCAATAAGAAAGGTAAAAATGGAACGCAAGCTTTTGGCGCTGACTGATGTGCAGCTCAAGATGGCTGACGACGGCGGCTCGTTCACCGGCTACGTGTCGACCTTTGGTAACGTCGACTCCTACGGCGACACCATCATCAAGGGGGCCTACGCCGAGACCCTGAAGGAAAACGGTCTGCCGAAGATGTTCTTCAACCACAACAGCTACCAAGTGCCTATCGGCAAATGGATCAAGGCCGAAGAGGACGACTACGGCTTGCTGATGTCCGGCGAGTTCACGCCGGGTATTCAGCTCGCCCAGGAGGTCCGCGCGGCCATGAAGCATGGCACGCTGGACTCGTTCTCCATCGGCTACAGCCTGACCAAAGGTGACTACGATGAAACGACGCAGGGCCGGACGATCCGCAAAGTGAAACGTCTGGCCGAAACGTCGATTGTCATCTTTCCGGCGGACAAATTCGCCAAGGTTGATGAGACCAGCATCAAATCGTTCGGTGATGAAATCGCATCGATTGAAACGATACGTGATTTTGAATACTTCCTGCGGGATGCAGGGAGCTTCAGTAAAGGGGCGGCCCAAGCGTTGACCGCCCGCGCCAAATCCTTGTTCGGCGCGCGGGATGCCGCCAAGCAGGAGGAAGTGAAGTATGCCCGCGAGATCCTGGATCGCATCAAGCGCCTCGGGGAGTAGACGTGCAATTTGCAAACCACGGCCGCTAATGAGCGGCCATCTTTTTTTATAGGGACTGAAAATGGAAAAGTATTTGATGGCGCGTCACTCGTCGCGCGTGTGGGCGATCCTGGCATTGATTGCTGTCTTCGCGCTGCTCCAGCTCATGGGGATGGAGATGCACGCGGTACACGGCGGCGCGGCGGCGGTCGGCCTTGGTGCACTCATGGTGTCGGGTGAAATCAGTGGTGACATCATGAAAGCGCTGGACAAGGTGGAAACGAAATTGGCTGCGATGTCCGAAAAGGCCGATGGCGAAATGAAGGATCTCGGCAAAGTGTCGAGCGAAACGAAAAGCGCAGTTGATGCGCTGGGCGTGGAGCAGCGCACGTTGGCAGAACGCCTGCTGGCTATCGAGCAAAAATCGTCGGCGGTGCAGGATCAGCCAGATGCGGCGCTGTCGTGCGGCGCCCAGTTCGTCAAGGATGCCGGCTACGCCGAATTCCAGACGAAAACGAGCCGTGGCTCGGTGGGCCTGGAGCTGAAGAATACCGTCACCAACGCGGTGGCCGGCACCTTCAGTGAGCGGCGCCCTGGCGTGGTCGAAGGCGCATTCCGCCTCTTCACGCTGGAGGAACTGCTGGTGGCGATCCCCACCTCGTCGAACGCCATCGACTGGGTACGTGAGAACGTATTCGTCAATAATGCGGCCGAGGTCGCCGAAGGCGGCGCTCTGCCACAGTCGACTATCACCTTCGTCAACGAGACGATGCCGGTCCAGGATGTCGGCCACCTGGTTAAGATCTCCCGGCAACTGGCGATGGACAACGCGGCGATGGCGGCATACATCGACCGTCGCATGATCTACGGCGTCGACCTGCGTGTGGAGAACCAGATCATCGCCGGTAACGGCACGTCGCCGAATCTGTCGGGCCTGACAAAGGCCGGCAACTTCACGCCGCACGGCTACACCGCGGCCAGTCTGGCGGCGCTGGGCCTGGACCCGGAAAACCGCTTTGACATCATCGGGAAAATGATCGGCGACTGCGCCGCCGCCGATTATCCGGCCGATGTAATCGTCCTGAATACGGCTGACTGGTGGACCCTGCGCCTGTCGAAGGACAAGCAAGGCCGCTACATTCTGGGCGACCCTGGCTCGTCGGTAGTGCCGATGCTGTTCGGTGTGCCTGTGGTTGCCAGTAACGCCATGGCATATGGCAAGGTTTGGGTGGGTAGCCTGGATCAGGCGGCCACGCTGCATAACCGTGAAGGCATCATGGTTGACCTGTCGGACTCCGACGAGAACAACTTCCAGCTGCGCCTCGTCAGTGTTCGCGCGACGCGCCGCGTCGCTTTGACCGTCGAGAAGCCCGGTGCCTGCCGCTACGGCGATTTGGTTCCAGCTTAATCACTATCATCGGAGTGCAGACGTCTGCACTCCCTATCGGGAGAAAAGAATGGAGCAAGTTGAAGTCGAAATTCTGGGGACGGTCATCACCGCGCGGTATGGCGCATTGTCGACGGGACAGATTCTGCGGACGGACCAGGCTTTCGCTGATCACCTGATTCACGATTGTGCGGCGGCAGAGCTGTACAAGCCGAAATCGCATGATGTCATGTCCAAAGGCCAAACCGCCGCAGACACCCAGACCGCAGCTAAAGTCCCGGCGGCAAAAAAATCCAAGGCGGCAAAGAAGGAATAGCCGCGTTGCCAGCGGATCGAGTGCCGGCAGCGATGCCGGCGTATCAGAATTCGTTTTGCGGCAAAGGAAACTATGAAAAAAATATTGTTATCCGGCCCTACAGCGCTGGCAGTCAGCCTCGCCGCTGCAAAGGCGAACCTTCGCGTCGATGGTGATTACCTGGACGAAGTAATCACTGCATGGCTGGAGGGGATTATTTCGGTGCTGGAGCATGAAATTGGTCAGTGCTTGATGCGGCAGACTTGGCGCCTGGTGTTGCCTGCCTTCCCGTTGTCCAGCTTGTCGAATAGTGCAGACGTCTGCACTTGCGCCATTGTGCTGCCTCATCCAGTCTTAAAGGTGAATTCACTTACCTATGTGGACGTTGCTGGTGATGAGCAGACGATGCCAGATGTCGCTTATGAGCTGAGTGCCGGCGAGATTGAAACAGCGCTGCTGCCAGCGTCCGGCACATCCTGGCCGACGACGGCAGTCAGACCCGACGCTGTGATTGTGGAGGTTGAGTGCGGCTACGGTGATGAGCCGGGCAAGGTGCCGGCGTGCATACGTCTGTACATTCTGGCGAAGTTGGTGGAGCAATTCGATCCAACCAGCAAGCCAGATAAAAACAGTGTTCAATCGGCTTACCTGGAGCGCATGCTGGATCGATGCAGGACGTATCGATGAGCGCGCTCAAATACAACCAGCGCATCCGTATCGAAAAGCCTGGCGGACGTGATCCTCGCTACGGCGCGGCAACAAAAGAGTGGCTTCCTGTGATTGAGGTCTGGGCCAAGGTGGAGGACACCAAACCGAAGAACACGGATGCCACACAGGGAGGCCTGCGCCTGGCTCGCGATGCGGCGACCGTCTGGGTGCGCTACCGTGAAGGCATCACTTCTGACATGCGGGTTGTCGAACTCGATGGCCGGCGCCGCGTTCTTTCGATCACTGGTGGGCCGTCCGCGGTCAATGGATACCGGGATCTTGAATTTACCGTCGAAAGGTATTCGGTGTGAGCAACGATACGATTATTGTCGGTGGCCGTCAGCTCAATGAGCTTCTTAAAACGTTGGCTCCGAAAGTTGAACGCAACATTCTGCGGTCCGCTTTGCGTGCCGGCGCCAAAGTGTACTTACAAAGTGCGGATGAAAAGATCCCGGTGGATCAAGGAGACCTTCGTGAAAGTTTGCGCATCTCAACGAAGGCGAAGCGCGGCGTGGTTTCTGCCGGGGTGAAGGTCGGCAACAAGAAGGCGTGGTACGCGTCCCTGGTCGAGTATGGTACGAAGCCGCACAAGATCAAGGCCAAGAATGCACGGGCACTTTCGGTGGGGGGCGTTGCGGTCGCCGCCGTCGATCACCCCGGTGCGAAGGCCAGCCCGTTTATGCGCCCCGCAGCGGATGAAAGCCATCAGGCGGCAACGGATGCTGTCGCGCAGCAGATTCGCAGACGTTTGACAAAGGAAGGGCTGAGCCTACCAGACTCAACCACGTGAGGTCCCCATGAAAATACAAATGTTGAAATCCGTCCCCGGATCACTCGACGGCATCGCCGTCATTGATCTTGTGATGGGCCAGCAATACGACACCATCGATAGTGCTCGTGGTGAACGTCTTGCTCACTACCATGTCAGGCGAGGCGATGCTGTGTTTGTCACAAGCGCTGTGCCGGCGCTTCCGACACAACCGACTGCGCCACGGCGTAAGCGCAAATGAGCGCGGTGTCGATTGTTCGCTCCTTGTTGCTGGCCTATCAGCCGCTACGCGAACTCGTACCTGCCGACGATATCGTGGCCGGCACAGTTCCGGACGGCATTCTCCCCGCCATCGGTATCAAGGAAGTCGGCGGCGGTGAGCTGGAAACGGTTGGCCGTGCAGAAGGCGCGACGCTGTGTCGCATTCGTGTCCAGGTGACGGTGTACGCGAAGACCTATCCTGAGCAAAAGGCGCTTTTACATGCGGCCGGTCTGGGGCGTGGTGTTCACTCCGGTACGGTTGATGGATTTGTCGTGCGTAGTGTATTGCCCGCTGGGATCGGGCCTGATTTGTCGGATGATGATGCCGGAGTTTACAGTCAGTCGCGTGACTTTAAGGTTGCTTACATTCAGCCGCACTAAGTAAAAATTTCCCACCCCAGTTTGCCCGCATCGGATTTTCCCCTGCGGGCTTTTTTCATTGAAAGAGAGAAATATCGATGGCTATCGAAAATGACTTTGAAACAGTCGCGGGGCAGAAGCTCTTTGTCTGCAAAACGCTTCCAGCGACTAAGTCCGCAGCCGACTACGCTGCGCTGGCTTGGGTAGAGGTAGGCAGCATCACCAATGTCGGCAGCGTGAAAGGTCGCAGCTACAACACGTCGACCTTGGCGACCGTTGGTAACGCCATGAATCGTAGCAAGAAGGCCAGCTACTCGTTGCCTGACGCATCCTTCGAGTGTGCCTGGGTCGAAGATGATGCGGGCCAGATAATCATCGAAGCCGGTGCCAACAGCTACGACACCTATGCGTTCAAGCTGGAAAAAGAACAAAGCGGTGCGCTGCGCTACTTCACCGCGCAGGTGAAGGAGTTCATCGAGAACAACGGCACGAGCGACAACAACGTGCTGGGCAACTTCGTCCTGCTGCGCCAGTCCGACACGGTTACCGCGTAATTGCCGGCCATCGGCCAAACCCATAGCCAACCTGGCCGTATCGCGCTCTGAACGCCGATATGGGCCGGGGACTGGCGCTATATATCCCCAAAGAAAGGTATCACCATGAACCAAGCAGTAAACACCGCAGTAGCCAACGTAGCTTTCAACATCGCCGACTTCGAGGCGAGCGATACGGCGTGGCTGGAGGTGCAGACCAAGAAAGATGATGGCCCATTGCTGTTCAACGGCGAGCCGGTGCGCATCCTGTTGCGCAGCCCTGGCACCAAAGAAGCGATGAGCGCGCAGCACAAGGTCGAGTTGGCCAATACCAACCGCATGTACGCCGCGATGCGCGGCAAGCAGGCCAACGAGACTGTTGAAAGCAAGGTCGAGCAAGCGACGAAGAAGCTGCTGGCGGTGACCGTGCAGATTGATAACTTCCCCATCTCGGCACAGGAACTGTACTCCAATCCGAAGCTGGGCTACATCACCGAGCAGGTCACCAAGTTCCACAGCGACTGGGCAAATTTCTAACGTGCGTCGGCGATGAGATGGCGCTCTATGTCAGGCACTGTGCCTGGCTGGACGCCATCCCGGAGCGAGAGGGCAAGGACGGCCTTCCGGCGAATCAAGTGTCACGCCGTAAAGCAATGACGGCGAGCGGAAGTCCAATAGAAATGCCGCCACTCGAATGCGGGGAATACCTTCTGGGATACCTCTATGACGTGGGCCCTGTCGTGCCCGCCGGCATGGGGAGCGGTCCTGTGACCTATGCCGAGATCGAGGCGTGGCAGCGTGTGAGCGGCATCAGCTTGCATCCTTGGGAGGCAGCGTTGATCCGGCGTCTGTCGGGGGAGTATGCGGCTGAATCGCATGCGGCCACGAAGCAGAATCACCCGCCACCGTTCAAAGAAGGCCAAAGCCTTCGATCACATTTGAAGAAGCAAAGCGACAGGAATCTGGATCGGTTCTTGGCGTAACGAACTGGCCGGCCATGCGCTGGCTGGTTCGCATCTGTTTTATCCCCTGGAGAAGATATGTCAGTTGTCAGTGAGTTGGAAATTCGTCTCTTCGCCGGTATCGCGCGATTGCAACAAGATATGGATCGTGCTCAGCAAACAGTCACTGGCACGATGGCTCGTATTAGCGCAAGCGTCGGCAATGCCATGAATCTGATCAAGGGTTTCGCCGCTGCCTTGGCGGTCGGTGCATTTGTCAATTTCATCAAGGGCGGCATTGACGCCGCTGACGCGATGGATGAGTTGCGCGAGAAGACTGGCCTGCTGATGGAGGATGTCGCGGGGGTGAGGCTTATCTTCCAGCGGGAGGGCTTCGGTGATCAGGAGCTGGTGGCATCCATGTCGAAGCTGTCGAAGGCTATCACCGAAGGCGGCGGCGCACTTGGTGCGATGAAGATTAGCACGAAGGAGGCGTCGGGCGAGTTCCGTAGCACGAAGGCGGTCCTGTATGACGTGGCAGACCAGTTTGCGGCGATGGAGAACGGCGCACAAAAGTCGGCGTTTGCGATGGATATCTTCGGCAAGTCAGGCGTCGCGCTGATCCCCATGCTGAACGGCGGTTCCGAGGGCATGCGTGATATGGCCGAAATGGCGGAGAAACTTGGGCTGGTGCTTAGCCAGGAGACGGCGACGGCCGCTGGCGACTTCAATGACACGATGTTCCTGATCGGTCAAGGATCTCAGGGCATCGCTCAGGGTATCGCTGCCGAACTGGTGCCGACGCTTAACAGTCTGGCCGGCTCGTTCTTGGAGTCGATGACCAGCGGCGGAAAACTTGCCAGCACCGCGCATATCCTCGCCACTGGCCTCAAGATCTTATACACGCTGGGCGTGGGGATTGTGGAGGTGTTTTCCACGGTTGGAAAGTCCCTCGGCGGTGCTGCCGCGCAGATTGTCGCGGTTTTGAATGGCGATTTTAAACAGGCCGGCAAGATCGGTGAGCTGGTTGGAAAAGACCTCGCAGAGGGCTGGCAGAGTAGTGCGAAGATGATCTCCGATGCTTGGGACGGGACAGGCGAAGCCGCAGTTGCAGCGGCCGCAAAGACTCTCGGTGCACAAAAGGATTTGCTGGCCGCACAGAAGGAGCGTGAGGCGGCGGAAAAGAAGGCCGCTGCGGAGCATGCCGCGGCAGTCAAGGCTGCCCAGGACTATGTTGCTGGTTTGAAGGTGGAGGTGTCACAGGTCGGGCTGTCCGCTGATCAGGTGAAGATGATGGCCGCCGCACGCGCCGCCGCCAAAGCACCGACAGCAGAACTGCGTATGGAAATTATGCGCGCCGCCCTTGCCCTTGATATCGAAACGAAGGCTTTCGCTGCAAGCGAGGCATCCATTAAATCGGTGACTGATGCGGCGAAGCTGCTTGAGGACACTCGTGCCAGTGAGTACGCGTCGCTCGCCAATGAGGTCCAGGCAGGCAAGGATGCCATCGCTACCTACGGCCTGTCGAAGGGGGCCATTGAAGCCCTGACACTGGCTCGATTGGAGGATCGGCTCGCCCGGCGAGGCCCGCAGGATCTGGACTTGGATGAGGCCGAAGTCAACCACCTGATGCGCTTGATCGCCTTGCAGAAAGAGAAAGCGCAAGGCGCTGTTGCCTTCGATCAGCTTGAAAAGCAAAAGAAGGTCAATGAAGAAATGGTGGCCGACTACCAGAAAACGGTAGACAAGTATGACGACGTTTTTCGCACCGGCTTTGCCGACATGCTCAATAACGGAAAGTCGGGCTGGAAGTCGTTCACCACCTCGCTGTTGACGACTTTCAAGACCACGGTCGCGGATCAGATTTACAAGATGCTGGCTCAGCCGTTTGTGGTGAGCATTGTCGGCAACATTCTGGGCGTGACTGGCGCCAACGCGGCAACCACTGCCGGGTCGAGTGCCGCAGGAGGCGCGGCTTCGTCGATGGCAGGCACCGCTGTTGGTGGCCTGTTCGGTGCTGGTGGCCTGAGTGGTTCGCTCATGGCCGGCGCCGGCTGGCTGACTGGCGCAACCAGCCTTAGTGGCGCACTCACGGCTGGCACCTCGCTGATCGGCACCGGCACACTCGCCGGCCTGGCCTCCGGCATGGGGGTTCTGGCTGGCGCGTTGGGGCCGGTCGCCCTGGGCATTGCCGCGGTGACCTCGCTGGCGAAGAAGTGGGACACCTCGGGCACGATCCATACGGGCGGCGCGGCCAGCGCGTCGGCAGCCGGCGTCAGCAACATCGACGCCAAAACGTTGGGCTTCCAGCGCATCGACATCGCCGACGCCACCAATAAGCTGACGGCCCAGCTCGCCACGAGCATCGTCGGCATTCTGGACAGCACCGCCCAGACGTTTGGCAAAACCGCCGGTTATACGGTGTCGACCGGTTTCGCCGACGACAGCAGCAGGGACGGCGCGTGGGGCGCACTGTCGATCCACAACGCCAATGGCCTGGTGTCGGCATGGGGCGATGCCAACAGCCGCTGGGCGCCGAAGGTGTTTTCGGACGGCGAGGCCGGCCAGAAGGAATATCTGGCCGACATCAGCAAGTCGGTGCGCGCTGCGTTGGATGGCATCGGCATGCCCGACTGGGCGAAATCGATGCTGAGTAGTCTGGGCTCGGCGCCGGCGCTGGAGGATCTGGCTAAGGTCGTTGACACCATCAACGCCACTCAGAAAGCGCTGGCTCTGATGGGTGATCGCCTGACTGGCTTCGCCGGCTTAAGCGATGCGGCCGTGTCGGCGCTGATCAAGGCATCGGGCGGCATGGAGGGCCTGGCGGCCAACGCCAGCAGCTACTACGACGCGTTCTACAGCGAAGGTGAGAAGGCTGCTGTGGTGACCAAACAGGTGGCCGAGGCGCTGAAGGCGGTTGGCGTGGAGATGCCCGCGACGCGTGAAGGGTATCGCGCCGAGGTGGAGGCGCGGTTGAAGCTTGGCGCCGCCGGCACCGATGCGGTCGCCGCGCTGCTGGCAAACGCCTCCGCTTATGCGCAGGTCGTGCCGGCTATTGAGGCTGCGACTGCCGTCACCGATGCGCTGACCAGCACCAACGCCGACTATCAGCAGCAGATCGACCAACTGCTGGCCGCGCGCCAGGGCGAGGCGGCGGTGCGCGCGCTGGAGACTTCCGGCATGGCCGCATCCACCGTGGCTCTTTATGACCGCTTGGCCGCGCTGAAAGCCGAGGATGCGGCGGCAACTGCTGCCGCTGCTGCCGCACAAACGCTCGCGAACACCAACGCCGGCTATCAGCAGCAGATCGACCAACTGCTGGCGGCGCGCGAGGGGGAAGCGGCGGTGCGCGCTCTGGAGATCGCTGGAATGAGTGCCTCCACCGTCGCATTGTATGACCGGTTGAAAGCGCTACAGGCGGAGGATAAAGCCACTGCCGCCGCCACCGAAGCGATCAAGAAAGCGCAGGATGCCGCCGCTGAGACGGCCCGCCAAGCGCAGCAGCAGTACGCTGAGCAGGTAAGGGACTGGCAGACCAAGGTTGACTCTGCGCGTAACGCACTGTCGCAGGCCTATGAGCGGGAGTCGTCGGCGTTGGAGTCTGCGATCAGCAAAGCGCGTGAGTTCGCTCAAGCGATGCGCTCCTTCAGCGACTCGCTCAAGTTGGGTGACCTGTCCACGCTGTCGCCCGAGGCGAAATATGCCGAGGCACAGCGCCAGTTCGCGAATGCCACGCCCGAGCAGCTGCAGGGCGCATCGACCGCGCTGCTGCAGGCATCGAAGGCCTACAACAGCAACAGCGAGGCCTACGCGCGCGATTACGCGGCCGTGGAGGAGGCTATCGGTCAAGCCGCCGTGGCCGCAGACTCTCAGGTCGTCGCGGCGCAGCAGCAACTGAGCTATCTGGCGCAGCAGGTTTCCGGCATCGCCGAGGTGAACAAATCGGTGTTGTCGGTCGCGGAAGCGCTGGCCGCCTACAAGGCCGCTGTCGCGGCCCCGATCGTGCCCGCCCAGAACTACGGGGCCGGCACCGTAGCGCCCGGCTACTTGCCCGGCACAACCGCCGGCTGGACCAATATCGACTGGAACTACATCCGCAAGCAGGCAGTCGACGGCTCGCACGAGAACGGCCTGTGGAGCGTTCCGCGCAACGGTTACATCGCCGAGCTGCACGAGGATGAAGCTGTCCTCACCCGCCAGCAGGCGAGGCAATGGCGCGCTGGGCAAGGTGTTTCGGCATCGGGCAGCTCGGCGGTCGAATCGCTGCTGCGCGAGGTCGTTGCGGAGAACCGGGAAATGCGCGCCGAGCTGGCCGAGGTCAAAGGGCAGCTGCAAGCGGCCAACACCCAGCGCGGCGCCATCGCCCAGGCTCAGCTGCGTCAGGGTGACGCGGTGGCTCAGAAGCTGGATAAAACTGCACGAAAATTGGAGACGATTCAATGATCCTGATTGAACTGACGGCCGCCATCGATGCGGCCGGCACGCTGAAGACGTTTTACGTCGCCGACAGCCACTTCGCCACCAGCCCGACGGATACGCCGGCCAACATCGCGTTCGACCCGTCCATCATCGATCCGGGCAGTATCGGGTTGCATGCGTTTGCGGATGGTCGCACCGGCGGCGCCACGAAGCTGGAGACCGGTGAGATCGTGCTGGCCAACGTCGATGGTCAGTACGATGCCTGGCTGAACTATTCGTTTGACGGGCGCCCCGTGGTGATCCGCAGCGGCACCGGCGGCGCGTACCCGGCGGCGTTCACCACGCTGCTGGCGGCGACGGTGGAGAGTATCGAGGCGACCACCCGGCAGGTGGTCATCCGGCTGCGCGACAAACAGTGGATGTTTCAGTTGCCGATCCGCGCGGCCGCGCTGTACGGCGGCACGAATGCGCTGCCGAACGGCCTGGACGGCGTGGCGGCAGACCTGAAGGGCAAGGCCCGGCCGGCTGCATTTGGCCGGGTTTTCAACGTCAGCCCGCCGCTGGTGAACACCTCGCGGCTGATCTTCGAGGTGAGCGTGTGCAACAGCATCGACGCGGTGTACTCGAATGGAGTGGTGCTGACGGCCGGCGCCGCGTATGGCTCGCAGGCCGACATGGAGGCGAACGCGCCGTCGGCCGGCCAGTACCGCGCCTGGCCGGCGGGCGGCTATTTCCGTCTGGGGAGCTATTCGGGCGAGCAGATCACCGCAGACGTGACGCAAGGGGCGACGGCTGGCGCGCGCACGGTGGCGCAGATCATCCGATCCCTGGCGCTGGCGGCAGGGCTGAGCGCCGGAGAAATCTCGGCCGCCGACGTCGCCGCGCTCGATGCGCTGAACAGCTCGGCGGTGGGCATCTGGATCGACGATGCCAGCACGACGTTCGCCAGCGCCATGGACCAGCTGGCTGCCAGTATTGGCGCGTGGTACGGGTTCGACGCCGCCGGCGTCTTGCGCATGGGGCGCCTGTCCGCGCCCAGCGGCACGCCAGTGCTGACGCTCAACGACTACGACGTGCTGGAGGGATTTGAGCGCCGGCCGCCGCGCGACAATGGTTCGCCGGTCTGGAGCGTCACGGTTAATCACACGCGGATCTGGACGGTGCAGGCCAGCGGCCTGGCAGGCGCTGCCGCAACGCGTGCTGGCTTCGTGGCGCGCGAGCGGCGCAGCGCGGTTTCCACCGACAGTTCGGTCAAGATGCAATGGCGGCTGGCCGGCACCATCGAACTGGACACGCTGCTGACGACCGAGGGCGACGCCGCCGCCGAGGCTGCCCGCCAGCTCGCCTTGCACAAGGCTCGTCGCGATGTGTTCGACGTGCCGGTGGATATCGGCGTTTTGACCCGCGCGCCGGTGCGCATCGGCGACGTTATCGCTTTGGTGCATCCGCGATTCGGGATGTCTGGTGGGCGGATGCTGCGCCTGATCGGCATCGCCTACAACCTGGCGGCCAATACCGCCACTCTTTCACTATGGGGCTAGCGCATGGCAAATTGCATGTTGGCGTTCCCAAACCGAATCGACCAATCCTCGCTCAGTGGAGGCTCCTGGGTGGGCACGCTGCCGCTGGCGAACCTGAAGAATCGCCTGCTGGGCAAGGTGGCGCGCTCCACCGGCTTGGCGCTGGCCAGCACGCGGTTTGACATCGACCTCGGCGCCGCACGGGTGTCGCGCGTTTTCCAGCTGGTGCGCCACAACCTGTCGATGGGCGCGCGGTATCGGCTGCGCGGCTCGCGCGTGGCCGACTTCAGCACCACGGTGTACGACTCCGGCGCGGCGTTCAGTGACGTGTGGCCAGAGGTCTACCCGTTCGGCACGCTGGAATGGGAGGATGACAGCTGGTGGTCCCGGCGCTACGCTGCCGAGGAAATCGACGGCTATACGCCGACCCTCACCGTCGTTATGCCGGCCAATGTGCTGGCCCAGTACTGGCGCGTCGAGATTGATGATGCGAGCAATCCGGCCGGCTACGCGCAGATCGGCCGCGTGTTCATCGGCCCGGCCTGGCAGCCCACGATCAACATCATCTACGGCGCGAGCGTCAAATGGGTGGCGCGCAGCGAGGTGCAAGAGGCCCGTTCGGGCGCCGAGTATTTTGACCGGAGGGTTCCCTACCGGGAAAGTGCGTTCACGCTCAGCCACATGGAGCAGGACGAGGCGTTCAGCCAGGCATTTGAACTGCAGCGCAGGGCGGGTATCGACATGGAGGTGGTCTGGATACACGACCCCGATGACACCGTGCACGCCATCCGCCGCCAGTACCTGGGGCGGATGCGTGAGCTGAGCGCAATCGAATATCCCGAATTTAACCTTAATAGTGCCGCGTTCGTGCACAAGGAAATCATATGACTCATAGCGTCACGCTCAACGGCAACGCCTACAACGACGGCGATGTTCCACCCGGTAACATGGGTGCCGGCGGACATCGTGACAACCTGATCCCCATGCTGTCGGATGGGGTGATCGACCTGGCGGCAAAGCAAGCCGCCACCGAGGCCGCTGCGGTGTTGGCGATCAACGCTCCGGGCACGAGCGCCACCAGCGCCACCAGCATCACGGTGGGCACCGGCGCCATTACGTTCGCGCTGGCGCAGGCAGGAAAGGCGTTTGCGCCGGGCCAGACGGTTGTTCTCGCCCGCACCTCGGCGCCGGGAACGCGCATGATTGGCGTGCTGACGGCATTCAACAGCGCCACCGGTGCCGCCACGGTGAATTTCCAGTCCGCATTCGGCAGCGGCACCTTCACCGACTGGACGCTGAGCCTGACCACGTCGGCGCGCCCGGTACGCCAGACGACGACCGTCGCCACCAGCACCACGCCAACGCCGAACGCCGACACGGACGACGTGTATGTGATCACGGCCCTGGCCTCGGCCGCCACGCTCGGTGCGCCGGCCGGAACGCCGTCCGATGGGCAGGCGCTGCTGGTGCGCATTCGTGACAACGGCGCCTCGCGCGCGCTGGCCTACAACACGGCCTATCGCGCGTCCACGGATCTGCTGTTGCCCGCGTCGACCGTTGCCAACAAAACGCTGTACCTCGGTTTCAACTACAACGCCACGGCGGCCAAATGGGATTTGGTCGCGGTGCTGAACAATTTCTAAAGGAGCGGCATGGCTACGATGTACTACAGGCCAGGCGTCACCAGCTGGAATACAGGCTCGGCTGGCTCGTGGTCGAATACCTCCGGCGGCGCGAACAATGGCCTGGTGCCGGATGCCACCACCGACGTGGTATTTGACTTTCGCTCGGCGCCAACCTGTGATTTGGTGAACGCCTCCGATGGTGGTGGATCGATGGTGCGGTGCAAGTCCATCACCACCATCGGCTGGGGTGGGAATTTCGGCGCGTCCATCGGCGACGGGCTCGATGTCCGTGGCGATGCGGACTTGAGCGGTGTGAATTCGTATGGCGCCGGCAGGCTGCAACTGAGCGGCACGGGGACATTTAAACCCTGGCGTAGCGCCGGCGCGAATGTCGCCATCTATGCTGCGGCCCAGCCTGGCGTCGTTATCACTATGGGGGCGGATCTGTATTTAGCCTCCGGTCTGACGATTGGCTATGACGCGTCATGTGTGTTCAACGCCAACGGATTCAACATCACGGCGCGCAACATCAGTATTAACGGCGTGGCGAACATGGGGAGCGGCATGTGGACCGTGACCGAGTCCTCTCAGGGCGCGCAAACCTTCTCGGTGGCCACCGGCGCGACGATCAACGCTGGTACGTCGACGCTGAAATTTTCCAACGCTGTCGGCCCGACCATCAGGCTGTATTTCAATGGTGGCGGAAAGTCGTTCAACAATGTGTGGGTGGACTACCCCGGTGGCGCCACGCTGCAGATAAACGACTCGGGCAACACGTTCAGCGACCTGAAGGTGAGTGCCGGCGCCGCCGTAGGGTTTCTTGGCGGCGTTGCCTTGACGCTGGGCTCGCTCACCTCCCTCGGCAACCCTGCGCAAAAAATCACACTCCGTGGAACGCCATCGTCACCGAGTCAGTACACGATCAACAAATCCGGAGGATCGGTTGGCTATATCGATTACGCCGATATCAGCTGGCTCAACGCCTCACCAGGGAGCTGGCTTGCACGCAGCAGCGCCAATTCAGGCAACAACACGGGCATCACGTTCGTGCCTGGCAACTCCAATTTCATCTCTTTTATGTGAGGCCTCATGTTCATTTATAACGGCAGCGAAATCGACATCACCCGGATGCAGGTGATTGGTGACAACCAGTACCCGCCAGTATGGCTGGCCGATCCGGCCGCGCGCGCGGAGCTGGGCATTATCGAGGTCGACGGCGCGCCGCCGGCGGTCGGCGCCAACCAGCGCGCCGCGGTGCGCGAGATTGTTCGGAATGATGACGACGGCTGGGCGGTGATCTGGGATGTGGTCGACATGACGCCGGAAGAGATCGCCGCGCGCGATGCCGCACTGGCGGCCGAGCAGGCCGCGCGTGTGCCGCAGAAGGTCACGCGCCGCCAAGCTCGCCAGGCACTGCTGCTGGCTGGCTTGCTGGACGCCGTGCAGCCCGCCATTGATGCCATCAGTGACCCGGTGCGTCGCAGGCTCGCACAGATTGAATGGGACGACTCGCTGGAGTTCGACCGACACCACCCGCTGGTTAAAAGCATCGGCGTGGCGCTGGTGCTGGATGATGTCGCCCTTGACACACTGTTCCTGCAGGCGGCGGCGTTGTGATGACTCCCTCCAGCCGACACCTCTCACCTGATCTCACCCCAACCCGCTTCGGCGGGTTTTTTAATGTCATGAAAGAAAACATGCCTATCGAAACCACCACCGCCGGCGGCGCCGCGCTCGTCAAGATTTTTGGCGTGCCGGTACTGGCCGGTGCCGCCGCCACGGCGCTCGTATTCCTGTTCATGTGGCCGCGCACGCTGCACGAGGCCTTCCTGCGCCTGGCGTCCACCATTGCGGTCTCCAGCATCTTCGGTCCTGTCGCCGTCATGATGCTGCATAGCTGGTGGCCGTCGCTGTTCGATTCCTCTAAAGCGGTGGTCACCATGTACGGCGCCGACCCGGCTATGGGCGTGCTGTTCGTGGCTGGTCCGGTGATGGCGCTGGCCGGCCTGCCGGCGTGGTGGATTGTCGGCGGCCTGGTGCGCTGGCTGGATAAGCGCAGACACAAGGACTTGGGTGAGCTGGCCCATGATGCAGCTGAGGTGGTGCGCGACGTGAGAGGTGCGCTGTGATCACCGCCGCTCAACTTCAGCAAATCATGCCGCTGGCAGGGCAGCGCCGGATCGCTTTATATCTCGCGCCACTGGCCGCCGCCATGGCCGAGTTCGGTATCAACACCCGGCCACGCGCTGCTTCGTTCCTGGCGCAGGTTGGGCACGAATCCGGGCAACTGCAATTTGTGCGCGAGCTGGCCAGCGGCGCTGCCTACGACACCGGCACGCTGGCCGCCCGGCTGGGCAACACGCCAGAGGCCGATGGCGATGGGCAGCGCTACAAGGGCCGTGGCCTGATCCAGATCACCGGCCGCACGAACTATGCCGCGTGCGGCGCCGCGCTCGGTCTGGACCTGCTGGCGCAGCCCGAGCTGCTGGAGCAGCCGGTGAACGCTTGCCGATCGGCGGCGTGGTTCTGGCGCACCCATGGCCTCAACGAGTTGGCCGATGCCGGCGACCAGGTGCGGGTGACGCGGCGCATTAACGGCGGCACGAACGGGCTGGCCGAGCGCCTGGCGTTGTTCGCTGTTGCGCAGCGGGTGCTGGCATGAGCGCCCTCGGCGATGTGGCCGGCGGCGCACTGGCCGGCCAGCTGTGGAAGGTATCCACGCTGGTGCTGGCCGCCGTGCTGCTGGTCGTTGTTGGTTGTGCCGGCACCGGTTTGTGGTTGATCGCTGCAGCGCGTGACAGCGCCCTGCAGGAGTTGACGGCAGAGCGGGCCAGTAACGCCGAACTGCACGCCAGCCTGGCGCTGCAAAATTCATCGCTCGAAATGATGGCTGCTGCCACGAAGGCCGCGAGCGAAAGACGTGACTTGGCTGAGCGTCTGACGTCGACCGCGATCAAGTCCGCCGCCGACCGTGTGGCTGCGGCAAAGAGTAGTACCGCCATCGGCTGCGATGCGGTGCTGCGTGAAGCATGGAGTGATAAATGATGCGCGTGATATGGAGCGTGGTTGCCAGCCTGGCGCTGGTCGGTTGCGCAAGCGTGCCGGCGGTTCCTGTGCCGGCGCCGGTAAAGGTGGCCGTGGCCGTGGGCTGTCTCGGAGAGATTCCTGCGCGGCCAATCAACACCTTCAACAGGGGTATCTATCCTGGCGACTCTGCGGCAGCCAAAGCGGCGCTCATCGATGCGGCTGCCTGGGAGGGCTATGCGTTGAGTCTGGAAGTTGCACAAGCCGGCTGTGAGAAAAAGCCGCGCGCGCCGATGCAGTAATGGTCGGCGGTAAAGACAGAGCGCTTGTTGGGTTGCGCTAACAACACAACAAGCCTCAATCTACTGATAGGACCAGTAAACCAAGCCAGGGCTCTGCACCTCCCGGGAGGCGGGCAGAGTCTAGCACAAAACATAACTAAAAGGTTTACTTATGGCAATGCCAATTATTCCGTGGATCGGCGGCAAACGACGTCTGGCCGACCGGATCATCCCTCAATTTCCGAAACACACTTGCTACGTGGAGGTGTTTGCCGGCGGCGCCGCGCTGTTTTTCATGCGTCCGCCAGCCGACGTGGAGGTTATCAACGACATCAACGGCGACCTAGTCAATTTGTACCGCGTTGTGAAGAATCACCTGGAAGAGTTCGTCCGGCAATTCAAGTACGCGTTGTCGAGCCGTGATGTGTTCAAGTGGCTGCAAGACACGCCGCCGCACACGCTGACCGATATCCAGCGCGCGGCCCGCTTCTTCTATCTCCAGCAGCAGGCATTCGGCGGGAAGGTAGAAGGGCAGACGTGGGGAACCGCGACGACCGCGCCGCCGGTCAATTTGCTGCGGATTGAAGAAAACCTGTCGGCTGCACATTTGAGGCTGGCCAGCGCCTACATCGAGAACATGGACTGGCATAAGTGCATGGAGCGTTACGACAGGCCACACACGTTGTTCTATCTCGATCCGCCATACTGGCAAACCGAGGGCTACGGTGTCGATTTCCCGTTGTCAGAGTACGAGCGGATGGCAGATCTAATGGGACGGCTCAAGGGCAAGGCGATTTTGAGCCTCAATGATCATCCTGATATCCGCCGTGTATTCAGTCGCTTCCAGATGGATACGACGGACATCAGCTATACCGTGGGCGGCGGTGGGAGGGCGACGGAACGACAGGAGCTGATCATCTACAGTTGGGATAAGGCAGCGGAGCCTGCTGGCCTGTTCTAGCACGTCCCTCAAAGTAGTGCAGACGTCTGCACTACTTCATTACACGGAGATGTTGACTTGTAGGTCCAAGTTTTACACAGTAATTGCAGGGCAGGTGGTGGCGTTCTTTGTCGATAAATATTTCTTCGGCTGACAAAAAAGCCCGCGTCGACTGCGGGCTTTTTATTGTGGCCATCTACACGGTGGACAATTCGAGTTGTTTACCTAAGCATCCTATGGCATCCTCGATGGTGTCGATCTTTGTGGGGTGGTGAAGATCGACCAAGCGATTGACCACTTGGGGAGAGGTGCCCATTCTTCGCGCCAGTTCAGATGGTCCGACTTTCTGCGCGATCATTTCGTTCAACAGAAGAATCTTGCATGACACGCTTGCAGGCAAGGCAATTAAGCGTTCGCTAGCGCGTGGTTCGGACGGGCATGGTACTGCGCGCCGATCCTCAAAATAGAAATCCATAGCTGAAACGAGGGCTCCGGACGCTTCGGTAAGTGCCTCTGCCTCGTCGTCGGCTTGAGCGATTGCTTCAGGAATATCCCTGAAGGTGATAACAAAGCCGCCTTCTTCGGCGGGTTCAAAAATTGCTGGGTACTTCATAAAGACTCCTTTTCATAGGGAGAACTGCCAGTGCTGTGAGGGGTGTTGCAAGCCCCTTACGGGGCTTGCCTCACTTCAGTTTGAGCTGCTTCTTTACTCCTTCGACTAGTCCAGTTTTAAGCTCTTTCGCTGGATGCCTTGGAAGTATGGTTTGGCGGCCGTTCAGATAGACTTTCAGGTGATTCGTTCCTTCACTGAAGGTCGCCCCTTGCTGTTTCAACCATCTTACAAACTCACTCTGCTTCACTGCACCTCCATGTAGTTGCGATGTGGAGATATTAAACAAAAATGTTTAAAAAATCAAGGAATATTTAAACATTTTTGTTTAATCTTGTCGTGCGATGAAGGAGGTTAGATTTTTACCTTGCTGTGCGCATGACCTAGAAATATACTGTATCTATGTACAGTGAAAAACAATCATTCATCGCAGCTGGTGGCTGCCCCATGGTGAGACGCCCGAACGGGCAAAATGTTGCCGTGACTGTGTTGCGAGAAGACGGCATCAAGCTTTCGTATGCGCAGGTCGCTGCAGCCGAGCCAATGGTCGGATTCCTCCGGTACGAGGAAGGACATCCTGCTGGCGGTGGCATGGCCTATCGTACAAGTGGGGTATTGGTGCTCTTGCGCGATACTGTGACTCAGGTGCCTATTGCTCACCTTAACAATCCGTCACTGTTCGACTGGAATGCTGACGGCGTAGTTTGCGAAGGATGGGTGCTGGCCAAAGACCCGGTTACGGAGAAGATGCGGCAGGTAGTGCAGCTTTGGTGGATTAGGAATCTGGAAGTGCTGCCTCCTAAGCCAGAGATTAAGCCGTTTAATCTTAGGCCTGGCGAGCGGCGCGGTTGGACGTGTAAGAAATTCTGTGTGTGCGGGGCCGGTTTTTAGTTAATCGCGTTCGTGAAGCGTTCGCCAAACATGATGGCAAATTGATTGGCCGCCAGCTTCCAAGTCCGCTGTGGCATCTTCCAATC